GGTAAATACCGTTCTTTGGTGGATGAACTCCGTCGGTACCCATGGGGATACCTTTCGGTTTGAGATCACGAACGTGTCTTTTCGATCCAATACAAGGGTCGGGTTGAGCATAGGGATCTAACCACATGATCATACATATGATTAAATATAAACAGAACCCGATATCACACTGTAATTCGTGTGGGCCTTGCACTACTTATGTAGAAGGTCTAAGGGGCATAGTGACCCCAAGTCTTCGTATCAGTAACTTACGTTACATAGGTACTAAGGCGGTCTTCGAGCGATCGAAGAAGCCATCAAATGATGCAAAAGGAAAGAGGATCAAATCCCCTTCAAACGGACATATTGGAAGAACAAGATTCGATATCTTGGTTCCAATATTTCATAAATCTCTCGGGAGTATTTTCTCACGAGAGGATCTGAGCAACTTCATTAGCCTTACGGCTAAATCTCATGATAAATATATAACTCATCATGGGATAGTAGAAGGTACGTCCAAGTGGAAGTCTATTATAGACTACGCTAACGGCCTTCTAGAAGGAAAGGAACCTGAGAACCCCGGATGGGTTTCTACAGGCAGAGCAGATCGGTGGCCAAAGGCCTTAACCCATCTGCGACCTTTATATCACTTTGTCATAGACAATTGTCATGACGAAGAGAAGAGACGTCTCGTTTCTGAAACGCGGCGCCTACTAAATACACTATTTAAATTAAATCGTGTATGCTCAGCAAATTCAACCTTAGCTTCTTTAAAGGATTTAAAGAAACGGGTCAAACTTGATCCGTTATTCCTTCGCGATTTCGAGCTATATGCTAGAAGCCGCTTAGGAGAGGTCAGAGAGGGTATTACCCCATCTGATCTTTCTTTTGAATTATTCATTGGGCCCAGTAATGGTGCTATTGGAAAGCCTAAGCTGATTTCTGCTTAGGGAGTAGCTGCTTTGTTATTGTATGACAATATGCTATACAGTGCCCTTCAGGAGTTGTGCGTTATAACAAATAATAATGCATTCCTTCAATTCATGACCCGGATGGGTCAAGATTATGTTGGGGATCTAGATAGAATACTATTACGTAAACTAACTAGTATTCCCGACAAAGGGAACAAGAGTCGAGTAATCGCGATTTGCGATTTCTGGACACAATCTGTATTAGCTCCAGTGGAGTCCAAGGTTATTGAGGTAACAAACAAGTTGTTCAAAACAAACTGTTGTTATTACTCACACAGTCAGGGATGGTCAAAAGTTATGGACCAACCTGAGGAAGTTAGGAACCGATTAGTGTCATTAGACGCTACATCATGGACTGATAACTTTCCGGCTGCTCTTCAGTACATTGTAATGAAGGCCCTGTTTGGAAACAAACTGGGTGAGGCATGGTATGCCTTAGCAGTTCGTTGTCCTTGGTTTGTATCACCCAAGACACAACCCATATTCTAT